CAGGAGTTACTATCAACCGTGTTTCAATGGAGAATAAGTGGTATGTGAAAACTTATCGGCTCAAGATCAACAGCCGAGAATTGATAGACCACCTGTTCTACCTACACAAAGAAGAAAAACCCTTATTTGTAGGGCTAGAAGAAACCACGTTCACTATGGCAATCAAACCGTTCCTTGAGGAGGAGATGCGGAAGCGTAACGTATTCTTCTCAGTCACTCCCTTGAAACACCGAGGCATCCAAAAAGAAACGCGTATTCGTGGTTTAATCCCTCGATGGGAGAATGGTTCGATATTCTTGGTCGGTGATAGCTCTGACTTACTCGATGAGATGCGTGTATTTCCATTAGGGCAACATGACGATGTGCTCGACTCACTTGCAATGCAACTTCCTCATGCTCGTGCGCCATTCAGAAAGAACGCGCCACTACGCTCAGAAGAAAAAGAAACGAACATGGCAATCTGACAACTTCCTTGACATTTATTTTTGGCTTTATTTGTGATATACTTGTATTCATGGAGCTTTCATTTCAATTTAATGGGGAGACTTTTACAAAATCAGTTACCGAAAAGACCTTGAAAAAGGTTATTCTCTCGTTAAAGCCTGACTGGTTACATACAGATATGTTTGTCACACTCAAAAGAGATTTAGATATTCGTGAGCGTCACTTAAACTTGAAACAAGGGAAAATGTTATTCAATGATGAGAACTATCTCAATGTTTTTATACTCAATCTAATGCTTAAATAATGGAAGAACAATCAGTTTTTGAATATATTTCTACACAGAAAAACAGGTGGAAAATAGACCGTGTTCCACTCACTACCTCGAAGTCTTGGAATATGTCAGAGCATATTGAACGCTGTACCAACGTATCAAACGGCTGGTTCCATAGCGGTCAAAATGACGGTCTACGCCCATACGATGACATTGTCACGCCAATCGTAAACGTAGCCTTTCGCTCAGAAGGCTTCGATGTGAAAGATATTGTGCCGTTTGTAAACGATAAGGTGAATTACTACAAGTCTTTCATCGTAAAGAAATTCCACCCTCAATGGGCTAGGAAATACCAACTTGATACATTCATCGACGATGTGGTTGAAACCTCAATCATTTACGACCTTGTACTCATCAAAGACATCAACGAAGTACGCCCCGAAGTAGTAGACCTCAAAACTATCGCGTTTTGTGACCAGACTGACGTTATGGCTGGCCCTATTTGCATAGAACACGGCTACACTATCTCAGATTTGAACAGCTATCGCGGTAAATGGGATGATGACGCAATCAGCATGGTCATCTCACAGGCAAAGAACACTAAGAATGTTCCTACTGCTGGCAACCAGAAAGTGGAAACTCCCAGCAAGAACATCGAATGTTTTGAACTCTCAGGCTATCTCCCGAAACGCTGGCTTCACCCCGAAGCAGGGGAATTTGAATACCAAGACTCTCTTTTCATTGTTGCCTACTACACCGACACATCAGGTAAGAAACAAGGCATTACGCTCTATCAAGGCAAAGACAAGCCAATGTCTGACAAGTTCAAAGCCTTAAAGATTGACCGTATCCGTTCAAAAGGTCGTGCTTGCGGTCGCTCAATTGTTGAAACACTGTTTGAGCCTCAGGTGTGGAACAACTACTCAGGTATAAAGATTAAGCAATTACTCGACGCGGCTATTACAGTTTGGCAGTCCGACAGTGACGAACTCGCAGGGCAGAAACTCGATGGTTTGAAACTGAACACTGTAGTGAAGCACGAAACAGGTAAGCCTATCACCAAGGTAGACGGACAGATTCAAAACCTGCAAGCGTTCACACAGCACCAAGCAAAGATGCAAAATGACGCTCGTATCTTAGGCTCTGCTACTGACCCACAGCTTGGCGTTTCCCCAACATCGGGAACTCCGTTTGCACTTCAATCTCTCGTTGTTCAACAGGGACAGAACATGCACGAATTTAGACAAGGGAAAATTGCGACGTTCTTCTCGGATGTGCTCTACCCAGATTTGATTCTTCCGTACTTGGTTGCTGATATAAACAAAGGCAAAGACTTCTCAGAAGAACTCTCACTCGATGAAATGCTTGAAATCAAGGATGCAATTGCCACCACCCGATCGAATAAAATCGTGATTGATAAGATTCTCAACGGTGATTCTTTCCAAGAAGGTGAAGCAGAGCAGATTCTTGAGCAAGAGAAACAGAAGTTCATGCAATCAGGCACGCGCCAGTTCTTCTCTGAGTTTAAGGATATGCTCAAAGACATCCCAACTGAGGTATTTGTGAACATCAAAGGCAAACAAGCAGACCTCGCAGGACTCGCAGACAAACTCACCAACCTTATCCGCACAGCATCTCAAAACCCACAAGCTGCCTCAATGTTCTCTACCCAATACAACGAACTACTGGAAGCATCAGGATTCAGCCCTGTAGACTTCACGCAAATGACCAAGGCACCACAGCAAGCACCACAAGCCCAGAGTGGATTACAAGCGGCTCCACAGCCACAATTAGCATAATTATATGGATAACTGCAAAGCAGGAGTACCACATGACCCATTCAAGAATCGCGCTCTTGCACTCGTCGCCAATGGCGATGTGAGTGATGATGAGCTTGGTGGAAGATTGCGAGCATGGTGGGAGGGCATCAACGCACTTAACCAAGGGTTTGACGATTTAGCAGGTATTAAAAGCAAAATAGAATCTCCTTTTCAAGAGGAGAATAACGCAATCTAATATGGAAACACTAGCAGGAGTACCAGTCAATTTAACGGCATCAGCAAGCATTAAAGCTACCCCAGGTATGCTTATCGGAGTAGTAGTGAACTCTCACACAAGTGGAACACTTAAGTTTTGGAATAACACCGCAGGTTCAGGTGCAGTATTGTTCAACACCATCACACTCGCCGTCGGTGAGCGTTATATTCCGTTTTACAACGCGAACTTTAACGTCGCTTGTTTCCTCACTATCGGAGGTACGGCTGATGTGACGGTAATTTATAAGTAATCATTTAGGTATGGCAAAGAAAGTTGAAGAAGTAAAAGAGGAAGTTGTAGTGTCAAAGTTCAATTGTGACAACTGCGAAGACTCAGGAAAGGACTGCTACAAGTGCAAAGCTGCAAAATAGTTTTGTTGCAAATTAAAAACGTGATATAATAGTAATTAACTGGGACAAGAACCCTTAAATCTTATGGATGAAACAATTGAGAACATCGACTCTACAAACGATGACACAACAGAGGAAGTCGCTCAGACAACCGAGGAAGCAGAGAAAGAAGAACCCACATTCACAGATGCAGAGCGCAAAGCATTTGCACGTGCGAAAGTAGCCGAGGCAAAAGTCAAAGAACTCAAAGCCCAGCTCGAGGGAACTTCAAAGAAGGCAGAAAAATCAGATGGTTTAGATTATGGACAGAAAGCCTACCTTGTCGCCAATGGAATCAAGGCATCAACAGAAGTCAAACTCGTTCAGGAATGGATGAAAGAAAGCGGAAAAGATTTGGAAACAGTTCTTGAAAGCAAAAGATTTCAGGGTGAACTTGAGGACATGAGAGCTATTGCAAAGACCGCGATTGCGACCCCCACGGGAAAGCGTTCAGGAAACTCTCCACTGGAAAGTGTTGAATACTGGATGACAAAACCTTTCGAGGAAGTCCCAAAGGATATGAAGTACAAAGTGGTTGCAGCTCAGCTCGACAAAGACAAAAACAAGGGAAAGTTTTACAATAGTTAGTCCACAACAGCCATTCTGGTTAAATTAGAAACTTAATTTAATCTATCATGGCAGTTATCCCCCTCGCGCAGTACGAGACAGTTCTTCAGGAACGCCTCAACGCGCCTATGGTTTGGAAGGAAATCACTAATGTTAATTACACTGACGTTGGTATCGTTAAGAACCCATACCTTACTGACACTACTCAGTCTACAGGTACTCGTGGTACTGGTTACACATCAGTTGCAGCCGCTACTGTTGATGAGTCTCTGACAATCAGCACCTACGTCTACAACGCAACTCACATTGACGATGCAGACATGGCACAGAAGACATTTTCTGACTTCATGGCGATTGCTGACAACATGGCAACCGTTCTCAACGAAGGAATGGAAACCGCTATGCTTGCAGAGCACGCACAGTGGACAAACATCGACGGTGTAAACCTTGGTCTCGCAGCTGGAAACATCACTGTTGCTATCTCGAACATCAAGCAGATAATCGCCGCTGTAAAGACCGCTATCCGCAACGCAGGTGGAAAGGATATGGCAGAGCGCAAAGGTATCTTCATTCAGTGGAGAGAAGCAGACTTCGAGAAGGTTGAATTGCTCGCTTCATCGGAAGGATTCAATGTCGCTGATGATGCACTCAAGAACGGAATCAAGCAGGGCTTCAAGTATCTCGGTGTTGAACACTACTCAACCTCAAAGAACGTAGCTACTCACGTTTTTGCAGGTGTAAAGGGTGCTATGGACACTTACGTTGTGAAGTCTACTTACGGCAAGGTAAAGCAGCTCATCAACCCAGTTGTTGGTGGTGCTCAGATTTCAGGCATCGGCTTGGAGTCACGCATTGACCGCGCCTTCAAGTGCTGGAACAAGATGACCCCGATCGCGTTTGATGTGAATGTCGTCTAACTCTCATAGTTTTATTAGAAACTTAATATAACAAAACTATGTCAGTAACATCAGGACTCGCACCAATCTTTAGGTCACCAAACAACTTCGCTCCTTTGCTTCGCTCGGACACTGCTGCTGCAAATGCAACAGCAACCCTGACAGCAGAGCAAGTTGCTTCGGGATGTATCACTTCGACCTCCGCAGCTCCTACAACCCTCACTCTCCCAACAGGCACACTTTTGGGACAGCGATTGCAGGCAACTCGCGGAACGGTGTTTGATTTGTTCATCGACAACACGGCAGGCGCAAGCACAGTCACTATCGCAGTCGCAGTAAACGGAATCATCTCCGCTTTGGCCACAGCAGGTGCAGGTGCAGCACACGGACTTCTAACAGTCCCAGCAGGTGTAACAGGACAGGCATGTTTCAAACTAATGTTTAGTTCTGCAACAGCCTACTCGTTCACTCGTGTAGCGTAATTCCACTCTGTCCCCCTCGGTGGGGGATAGGACTGGGCTTATAATAAATATAAAAAATGCAATTCTCAGACACAACGAACAAGAATGGAATAGTGCAACGAGTTGAAATGCTCTGCTCAATGGGTGATGGTGCTATTAGCGGTGATACAACGCTCTTTAAACAAGTCACAGGACTCATAAACGCTTCCTATTACGAAATTTGGATGGCTGGACTCTCGGTGGATAAGAATAATCGTCTTGATGACTATAATTGGACTGACCTTCCTGACGCCCCTATTACCATGGTGCTTTCACAGGCTGACTACACTATCCCCGTAGCCTATGTTGGTGCGAATGTCGCTACGTTCGTTCGCTTGAAAGGCATCTACTATTTACTCAACGGAAATAAGCAATATCTCACTCAACTACCAGACAATAGCTCACTCACTACAGTTACAGGCGAGCCGTATGCCTATTACATTAACGGTAAATCAATCATCTTTGACCGACCTTTTAACGCCGCTACGCTCACGAAATACTCCTCGCTATTCCATCTCGAATTTCAGCGCACTGTGGATGCGTTCACTTCAGCCGATACAACGCAACAGCCAGGCTTCATGGAAACCTATCATGATTTAATCCCTCTCAAAGCCTCTGCACTCTATCTCCAACCAATTAATATAAACCTCGCCAACCAGTACGATGCAATGTTTTACAGACGGCTACAGCTCTTTAAGCGTGATATTGCCATGTTTGACGACAACACCCCACAAGCCATTACTCCTGAAACAGTAAACTCACTCTAATGGTTTACACGACTCGCAACATCTCAGTCTACACTCTCCCACCTCTTAACACAGGCTATTTGACGCAAGAAAATGGTGACGCACTACTGACTGAGGATGGTTTTAACATTCTGATTGAGAATCCTCTACAAAATCCCAACTTATCAGCCCGTAACGCAAGTTTATACACTTTGCCAACAAGAAATTGATATGCAAACACTAGCCCTTATTTTCGCCTCAATTGCCCTCACGGTATCTTCATGGCTCGGTATTCATTCTGTAGAAAATAATGCGCCTAACATCAAATTTGGCGCAAATAGCACTATCTCTGGACTCCCTACGAAGTCTTCACTTCAAGGCAATGACTTACTGGTCATGGTTGATAATAATGTGGTACCTGCTACGACGAAAAGCATCACGGTAACGAACGCCTCAAGCTCAATGAAAGGTTTCAATGATTTAACCTACAGCCCTCTCGCTGGCTCGGCTTCACTTACCACCACAGGAACTATCACAAGTGGTACGTGGAACGGTGGCATTATAGGCGCAACATGGGGAGGTACAGGTTCAAGTACCCTCGCAAGTAACAGGCTTTTCGTTGGCAATGGCACGGGAAATGTGCAATCTGTGGCAAATGGTAACTCAGGACAAATACTTACCTCTAATGGCGCAAGTGCGCCCACATTTCAAAGTGTCGCTGTGGCACTTAACACAGACAATATATGGACAGGCGCACAGACGTTTAA